AACTAATTCGCAAGCGCGACTAATGATTTGCGATTCTGTGTAACCCATTATCTCTGCAATCTCCCTATAAGTTTTACCGTTAACGTATTTAAAATTAATGATTTTGATATCTTCTTCGTCAGTGAAATTTCTAACATTTTCGTTATACTTTGTCAGCACGTTGACTCATCTCCTTTGCAAGTGCATAGTTTAAAATCGAGACAATCGCTGTTGATCCAATAGCGACAATAGATAATATTATTAAAGCGCCTAACATTCGTTCTCCTCCTTAACGATTTTTATCGCTTCTTCTGCACTTCTTGCGACGCCTGCGATAACTGGATACTGTTTCATCGTTTCTAAAAACTTCTTTTGTTCTGGACGCAATCGTCCTTTATCGGTTTTGACTTCGATGTAAACGGCTTTACCATCAGATTTTCTAAATCCAGCTAGATCGCTATGACCTTTCGGTAAGCCTGTATCGAAAAAACGACCGTCCGGTAATCTGACTTTTCCGACATTTGTTCTAAAAATGATGGCATATTCGTTTAATGCGAGTCTAATTTGATTCTGTATATCTTGTTCTCTCATAGATTTCTCCTTTTGGGACACTTCAAGGGACGGTTAAAAATCGTCAGAAACCCTTGTCACTGTAAGTTTCGATTCGATTTCATGGATACTTGGACTGTTTCGATATAACTATCTCTTATATATTTATATTTTATATTTATATTTATTTATCTTTACTAACTATCCCAACTATCCCAAAAGAATAAATAAAGTAATATAAATATAGATATATCAACGGTTTTGGGATAGGGAGGGTTTTCGGAAAACTATCCCAAAACCGTCCCTCAACTATCCCTTAATTAAGATTTAAGCGAATAGCTTGGTTGTTAAATTCTTTTTGTAGTTTCAATCCAACGTAATAATTCGTGCCGCTTTTAAGTTTTTGAAATTTATTAGACATTTCTTTACCAAATTTTGTATTACTCATTAAATATTGATGGTTGTCTTTTGCCCAACTGCTATAAACGTTGTAAAGATCAGACGCTTTTTCACGTTCGTTTTCTTTTCTCACACAACATTCTTCGATAAACAATTCAACGACATCCATTTCAGTTCGGTAAGTTTTCCGTTGTTGATCTATTATTTTCGGTTCATTCAATCCGTTTTTCATCCATTCGCGATAACCCTCAACGGCCCAGTTCAAGATAGCCACCATTTCACGTCTGAGTTTGTACTTGAGGTTTTTATCTACTTTACTCTCTGGAATCTGGACGGTGAACGGTACGATAACCATACGACGCCAGATACCGTCATCAGTCCCTCGAATAATAGGTTTATGGTTTGTAGCCATCCACAGTTTGAATTCCGGGTTATAATCGAATTCGTCCCCGTATAAGAATCTCGCTGTGATTGTATCGCCACCTGTAATCTGTTTAACAAGCCCTTCATCAAATCTCATGCCATCGTTCGGCTCTGTTGTCGTAACCAATCTTGCATTTTGAAGTCTAGCGATATCACTATTAGCGCCACCAGACGCATTCTTGACCATAAGTGTCTGCGGCTGGATGTTCACTGTATACGTTCCAAGCATTTCAGTAATAATGTCTAAAAACACCGATTTACCATTACGCCCGTTACCGTACAGAATGAACATCTGTTGTTCTTCTGTTGATCCAGAGAGTGAATAACCAACAGCGCGTTGCATATAACTGATTAATTCTTGATTGCCGTCAAAAGTCTGGTCTAAGAAATCGAGCCACATTGGGCAATCGATTTTATCTGTATACTCCGGTGAAGCGATTTTACTAAACAATAAATCTTTATTATGGTCGTGTAATTTACCTGTTTTTAAGTCGATATAGCCGTTTTGAACGTTTAACAAGTGTTTATCCCTGTCAAAGCTTTCAGCACTTACAGGAAGTAAATGCTGTGTTTCTTTAAGCATGTTCGTCTTCCCGTTACTTCCACGAGAATACTTTAAGTGCCTGCGCAACAATTTCTGCGCTTCTTCTTCGTCGATATCATCAGAAACAAAAATCGGCTCTTTTTTCATTTTGACTAATATCTCATCGACTAATTGTTTCACTTTGCCTTCTTGATCAAGTGTCCAAATCTTGCCGTTGTAAAAATACCAATTCTTTCGAGTGTAGCTGTAACGTAAAACATCTTTGTACGCATCGTAAAAACGTGCAGCGTTTCCAGTATCATCGTAAGAGTATTGCTTACGTTCGATTGATTCGACACTATCGCTCTCAACGTACAAGTTAAAGTCATCGTCGTGTTTTTTAGGTTTAAATACGTTCGTGCAGTCGTTTATTGCTTTTTCTAATGTCATTGCACCATACGTTGTATCATCACGCTGTGCATCCCACTTTTCGCGATATAGCGACGACTGTCTGAATATGTTATCCATCATTGTAGAATCACGATTCGTCCAAAACGCTAAATCGTTCGCAAATGCCATATCCGCTTCTGACTGACTGCCGTAAAACTGTTCCCATCCACCTTGTAAAAACAGTTTGAAACGCATTCCTGTTTTGCTTTTTAAAGCGATATCAATAATTTCTTGTTCCGACAAATTGTTTCCGATTGGATCGTCGTTCTTGATTTCTTTCTTTGAAACTTCACCGCCAGCGATATACTTATTGTGGAGATACCTAACTTTACCGACATCGTCTTCAACAATGTGATTGTAACCGCCGATGTGATTACCGGTGACTGTAAAAAAACGTTTTTCAGAATACATTTCAACATTACCTTTTCGCCGTCCGCCTTCAGGTAACTCGCCTTTGGCGATAATATGTATTCCTTTACCACTCGGTGAAATCTCAGCGTAAGAGTTCATAATCTCGATAAATTCTGCGACAATATTTTCTTTTTCATCACCATCGATATAGCGCTTGATGTCATGTTCTACATCATCGATATCGATACCAAAGTACGGTTCATCAAAGTAAAAACCAATACCATCACACCCAAATTTATCGATTGATTCACAGGCGGAATCAAAGTCCGCCCATGAATTTTTATCATTTGATTTACCAAGCTCACCCGTATAAGCGTTAATCGGTAGTTTTGTTATTTTTCCGTTGCGTGTCTGTTTCTTAAACCCGCACCATTGTTTTAACTCTTTTAATTCGTCTGGTACACGCTCATACATTTAATGACCCCCTGTTAAAATGGTAAATCGTCATCTTGAATATCTGCTGTTTGCATTGATTGATCGTTAGCATTAGAATTGTCATCATTTTTAAATTGGTGCTGTACGTCTGGATATTTTGTTTCAGCCCAAGATTTCACATTCTCGTTTTCGTAAGTCTTTCCGTTGTACTCAGATTCTTCTACTTTTACGAAGATAAGCGCCGTTTTGTGTACAAAATCATTAAGTAAATCGTCGAATGACTTATATGTTTTACCGCTTTGAAGTTTCGCTGCTTTACCAATCGTGTTGAACATTTTCATGTTGTACTTGTGTGTTTGTTTTGACTTCCATACTTTATGAAAGATGTGCTTATTTTTGTATGGTTGATCAATGTCATTTCGTACGATTAAATCAAACTCTGCATATTCTGCGCCGCCTGGCGTTGCACCTTCGCTTGCTCGATTGATAATTACCTCGTAATAACCGTCCTTAATTTTCCCGCCGTCAAAAGTATCGTTAAAATCTAAATTAAATCCTGTCATTTAAAATCTCTCCATTCGTTTTTAAGTTTTTTTATTTGATGAACCCTAAAAGTTTACCTTGAAAATAAGCCCAACCCTTTTTATAACCTCTGTTCTCAGCTAACTCATAGAGTTCTTTCATATTCTTACAATCGCTTGGTTCTCTGAAATCTAGTTTTAGCACCGGACTTTCGGTGACTTCTTCTAACTCTGCTTGCTCGTCCACATCGTAATCTTTTCGCTCTTTCACTTCTGGTTTATGACCGCAATACGGGCATCTGTCTTCTTTCGGATTGTAAACACTGAAACAGTTCTCACATTCTTTAATCTTGATTTCTGTTTCTTCTTTCGTACTTTTCTTGCTTTTTAGACTCCACTCACGATCATCATCAGGTAAACCGTGACGATTAACGTTACCAACATGATCAATGATGATAGACGTTTTACCAGGACGGTATCGCATCCCTCTCATGCTCTGTTGAATAAAGAGAGAGAGTGATTGTGTTGGCCTTAACATGATGACTGTTGAACAGTCTGGTACGTTGAAACCCTCTCCGATAATGTCACAATTTGTAATTATTTGTATTTCTTTACGTTTAAAATCTTTTACGATTTTATCTCTTTCTGCTTTAGGTGTTTTACCATCTAAATGAACCGCTTCAATACCAGATTGTTTAAATGCTTCAGCTGTCGCTTTACTTGCATCAACACTATGACAATAAGCAATCGCCTGTTCACCATCAGCTAGATCGCGATAATGCTTTATCACATCGCCATAAATTTTATTTTCATTCATAGCATCATTGACTGACGTTGATGAAAATTCTTTTAAACTATTAAGTTTCAGCTTGCCTGTGTCAATTAACTTTGGCGCATAGTATTTATAAGGTGATAAGAAGTTGTTTTCTATCAGCCATTTAGCACTGACTTCTTCAATCAAAATATCATTCACATCACCTAGACCAGATCCATTCAATCGAACCGGCGTTGCAGTAAAACCTAACCGCGGCACATCTTTAAAATGGTCGTAAATCTTACGATAAGAATTTGCCATGCCATGATGATTTTCATCAGTGATAATTAATTGCGGTCGATCCATCTTGTCTAACCGTCTAACAACCGTTTGAACCATGCCAAAATGCACTAAATCTAAATTAACCCCGTTAAAATGAAACGATTCTTTAATTTGGTCTACAAGCTCTCTCCTGTGGACGAGAAACAACACACGATTACCTTTTTCGGTTGTCATTCTAGCTACATCCGCAATAATAACGGATTTACCTGCCCCAATTAACCACAGGGAGCCACCACACATGGTGCTTTATATCCCTGTTTATAAGAATCCCTCACTTTACTGACTAACGTCTTTTGATAGTCGTGTAATTCAAATGACATTATTGTTTTTCAGCTCCTTTATGAAATTTCCAAAGTTATCAATTTTCATTGTTGGTGTAGTAATTGCCCTTTCAACCGGCCACCCTCGTCTTAATCTTTCTGAAAAAGTTTTAGGATTCATTCCGATTTTTCTTGCCCATTGATAAGCTGTAAGAGTGATTCCGTCGAAAGTGATCATGTTGTTTTGTGACGTGTTGTTATTTTGTGTTTGATAATCTACCCATCTACAGTTTTCTGGAGAGTAATCTCCATCTCCATCTATACGGTCAATTGTTAAACCTTCTTTATAACCGTTTTCGACAGACCATCTATAGAATCTTTCAAAACTTTCATCCCATTCTTTACAAACTTTAATTCCTTTACCACCGTAAATATGATATTTTGTAGCATTAGGATTTTTACATCTACTTCTAACGTTGTGCCAAGTTTTATATATTTTAGTTCCTGACATCCCGTGTTTAATTTGCCAATGGTTTCTTGTATCTTCTTTTTTCATTCGTTCATACGTCACTCATCATCACTCACCTCTGATTCATATCCGACTTTAAAAACATCTTCTTGTAAACAAAACGCCCGTTGATCTAACTGATTCTTAGCAAACACTGAATTGCTTGGTTGTAAGATAAAACCTCGTTTTTTCGTTCTTGGGTTGATTGCTAGTTTACCGACAACTTGACATAGACCCATGAAGTTATTTAGTACTTTGTCTCGAATATCTGGAAACGAACGATTGAATATTTGACCACCTTCTGTGTGAAACTCGTCTGTCGTCTCCCAAGCGATATAAACAACACGCTTATTCAACGTATTAATGAATCGCAAACTATCAATGATAAAGAAATCAATCTGTTGATAATGTCGCATTTCTGGAACGCGATTATTTTTACCTTTGCGCCCTAAGTTACCAAGCATGGACCTAAACAGTTCAGACACGTTATCGAATACAAGATTGTCGTATTTAGACAAATCAGCTTTACTCAACCACTTAATTAACTCGTTCCATTGTTCCCAGGCTTCGTGCGTGTTAAAATCTAATATATCGATATCCTCATTTCCTTTGAGCGGGTACTGAGTTTTATCGATGGCCACGTATAGCGTTTTGCCAGGTAGGAAGTTGATTGTATGAGTTTTCCCTGTTCCTGGTGCAGCGTATATTAAATACGTGGCTCTTTCTTCCGTAATTTCTTTCGCATTTGTAATATTCACTTTCTCACCCCCTTCAAATTATCGAATACGTAATGATTCACTTTGTTTAAGTTCAACGCCTGGTACGATTTCACCGGACTTTAAAACGTCTTTGATGGCTGTTTTATCTAACTTTGGTTCGACTGGTACATAAAAGTTTTTAGGAATAAGTTTATCGTCCAAAATCGATACGCTAGGCGCGTTTTTCTGAATACTGAATGTGAATAATCCAGTCTTAACTTTACGCTCACCAATCGCACGTAAATTGCTTTCAGCGTATTGTTTTAAATTCGTAATTCTGTTTTCTAGTGACTTACGTCTTTCCGCTAGTCGTTTTTCTTCTGTTTTAAAACTGTTAACATCCGCTTCGATATTTTTGATTAACTTTGCGATGTTTTCTAACTTATCTTCAACAGCGATATTGATAGATTCGAGTGTATCTTCTAAGTTTTCATGACCTTCTTCAATTAATTGCTGCACTTGTAAAAAATCTGACGTTAGATCGTATAGTGTAGACATTACTTCACCCTTCCAATTTTTATGATTTCAACTTCTTCGTAATCTGCTACGTCCAGCAAATGACTTGCTAGACAACCTGTGTCGCAGAAAAATCCATCTTCGTGTCGGATCACTAAGTCATTAACGTAAAATGTATCTTTACAAGCCATACATTCAACCAATGATTCTTCGACTTCTTGCGCATCCTTAATCCCATAACCGTTTTTTAAAACGACTGGATTTTCAATCATTTCGCCATCTCCTTTTCAATTGCTTCTAGTAAACAATCATGAAATTTTGTGCTACCCGTTTCATTCTTCTTGATCATCTTCAAATCACGTTTTAGATTATTCATTCTGTCTTGATTGCCAAGACAATCTTTGAAACGACGTTGTAAGATTACTTGATAATTCA